TACTGTCATCTATCGCCTCGCGCGAGCGCCCGAGCGAAGAATCTTCTATATTGATGTGGGCAACTTGCCTAAGCACAAAGCAGAACAGTATCTGCGCGATATGATGGTAAAGCATAAGAATAAGTTAGTGTATGATGCTAACACCGGTGCGGTCAATGATTCGCGTAAACACCTGACTATGCTGGAAGATTATTGGCTTCCTCGCCGAGAAGGTAGTAGCGGAACTGAAATCACTACCTTGCCTGGTGGTCAAAACCTTGGTGAGATGGACGATGTACAATACTTCCGCAGAAAGATGTACGAGTCTTTGAATGTTCCGGTATCGAGACTTGAGTCTGATGGTCAATTTAATCTCGGTCGGTCGTCAGAAATTACTCGTGACGAACTGAAATTCTCGAAATTTGTTGCTAGGTTGAGAAACCGTTTCTCAGAACTGTTCATTGTGCTTCTCGAAAAGCAGTTGCTCCTGAAGGGTGTTATCTCTAGAGCTGAATGGCTGGAGATGAAGAAGAATTTAAGATTTGACTACATTGAAGATAATCACTTCACCGAACTTAAGAACTCTGAAGTTCTACGGGAAAGGTTGTCGCTTCTACAAGACGTCGATCAATTTGCTGGTAAGTATTTCTCAGAAGCATGGATTCGTAAGAATGTCTTGCTGCAATCTGAAGAAGAAATTGAAGAGATTGATGGCGAGATTGAAGATGAAGATACTGGTGAAGAAGAAGATAACTTTGAATAAAACGGTTATGTAATGATTATAAATATATTATACAATGTAATGGAGAACGAAAATGATTGAAGAAAATGAATATACTACCACAGACGCTGTTAACATGGCGGCAGCTGGTGATGTAAATGGGTTTAAGACTGCGATTGGCGATATTATGATGAGTAAAATTGCGGACGCAGTACAAATTAAAAAGTATGAAGTTCAAAATAACTTCATGAGCGGAGCAGAGGAACCTGCTGAGTAATGGGACTCCCAACGTCAGGACAAATATCGCTAGATCAGATACACGTTGAAGCTGGTGGAACTACCGGCAGTCAGGCGTCTATCAATGACAGCGATATTCGAGGGCTAATCGGAAAAGCCGATAGCGCTCAAATGGCATTTAGTGAGTGGTACGGCGCCAGCGGGTTTCTCGATACGCAGTATGTTACTGTCGGTAATGCTTTCTTATTTTACCAGACTAGGTGGGGATTTTACATAGCTCCATATAATCTAGGTTCCATATCTGACGGCACTTCTAACATATATGGGGGAGCCGCAGTTGAGGGAATTATGTGGTCTTCTAGCAATCAGCTCACACTTAGAATCGCTGGAAATCAAGGCCGATTGGCTTGGTCCAGTATGAACATTAATGGCACATCCTTTACTGCTATTTCTGCGACTTACAACACCAGCGCCACAATAACTAATTGGAATTGGTACAATGTCGCAAACCCCTTCCCCGCTGCGGGTAGTGTAGCTACAGTAAATTGGAGTTAAGATGATTATTTGGAAAGTCCTGAACATAGAATACATAGAGAGCCAAGAGGGAATGCTAAATGTTGCCAAGAACATTATCTGGTACGCATATGGCACCGATGAGCTTGGCAACTATGGAAACACTTGGGGAAATACAATTTTAGATACTGAGGGACTTGACCCTGCTACATTTATTAGCTGGGACGATTTAACCGAAGAGACTGTTTTACGCTGGGCACACGCAGCAATGCGCCAAGGCAGCGAGAATGGTGGCCGCGATCTTGTCGATGATATCGAACAGAATATCGCTAATATCATGGAGAATGAAAACCTGACTCCGCGAAGTTTTGGAACACCTTGGTAACTGATTCCCACAGGGGGTTGGTGGTATTGTAAGATACATTTTAACTAAATAACACAGTAAACAAGAAATAAGAGGAATAGCCATGGCTATCAAAAGGTTCAAATCATATGTAAGCGAAGCAGCTGCGGCTGCTCGGCCTCAAGACAGCACTGTTGAGGGCGATAAGCTTGAGCCTCGCGCCGAGGGCGAAAAAGACTTTAAAGCGAAGCATAAAATTGAAGTTACTAAGCACCCAGTTGCTGGCGATCACCAATTCAACGGCGACCGCGCCGAGATCACTGAAGAGAAGTACCTGGACCAAAAAGGTACTGGCGAAGACGACGAAGACGAAGAAGACGAGGAGTCTGACTTAGAAGAAGAAACCTTATCTGAAGGCAAAGTTGTCGATCAGTTGAGCGCTATTGTACAAAAGAAAGCTGCTAAGAAAGTTAAGTTTGGCGATGGCAAATCTGAAGAGATTGACATGACCACAGCTGCTGCTCTTCTGAATATGTTGGATAAATTGAATCCGGCCAATAAATCTAAAGCTGAAAAGATGTTGGAGAAGTCCCCTGAGGGAATGTTTCAGCTTCTCGACGTAGCGTTTGGAGGAAAGTAATGCCGAGTATCATTAAGCCATTAGGCGCTGCTGTTTCAGTAACAACAGCAAATACTGTAAACGGAGCTACATTAGTTCGTTGCTATGCCGCTGCTGCTGCGACTGTGACAGTTGTCGGAAGTGTCAACGGATCATTTTTGATGGGTCCTGGCCGTGTTGACTTTGTTGAAAAAGCCTCGACAGACACAATTGCTGCGACAAGTACACTATCTTGTACGCCAGTAGCATATAAAGCATAAGGAATTGAAAATGAAACTTATCTGCGAAGTAAACGAAGATATTAATTATCTCACCGAAGCCAAAGATGAGAATGGAAAAAAGTCATACTTCATCGAAGGTGTATTCCTACAAGGCGATATCAAAAATCGCAATGGCCGAGTTTACCCTGCAGAGGTTTTGGACAAAGAGATAAATAGGTACACTAAAGAGTATGTTAACAAGAACCGTGCGTACGGCGAGTTGGGACATCCTCAAGGACCAAGCATTAATCTTGAACGCGTATCGCATATGATCACCAAGTTGGAGCGTGATGGTTCCAACTTTATGGGTCGCGCTAAGATTATGACAGAAACACCTTATGGCGCTATCGTCAAATCGCTAATGGATGAAGGTGCGCAATTGGGCGTATCTTCTCGCGGTATGGGTTCTGTTAAACAAAATGGAAAGGGCGTTGCTGAAGTGCAGAGCGATTTCTACCTTGCTACGGCTGCTGATATTGTTGCGGATCCTTCTGCTCCTGACGCATTTGTTCAAGGCATCATGGAAGGTAAGGAATGGGTTTGGGAGAACGGCATCATCCGAGAAGCTACCATTGCCAATTACGAGAATACAATCAAGAATGCATCAATTAAAGAGCTTGAAGAAGCTAAATTGAAGGTTTTCGAAGATTTTATCTCTAGATTATAAATTTTATAAATAGACTGTATAACACCAATTATAAGGAGAAATTCATGTCTGATAAAAAGCTAGAGGAAGCAGTCGAGGAAGTAATCATCGATGAGACCCTCGAAGAAGAAAAGGCAGAAAAAGAAGTAGACGGCGAAGCCGCTGCTGACGAAGTTGCCGCCACGGTTAAGAAATCTGCGCCTGCGCAGACTTCATTGCCTAAGACTAAAGTTGGTATGATCAACGCTATGATGGATGCTGTTAAAGGCATGAAGAAAGATCAACTTTCTGCATCATATGGTTCGGTTATGGCTGCTATGAAAGTTGAAGGTTTTGAATCTGCAGAAGAAGTTGCTGAAGAAGCTACACAATCAATCAAAGAAATTCGCCAAATCAGCTCAGAAGATATTTCTATTGCTGAAGACGTAGAAGCTATGTTTGGCGGTGAAGATCTTTCTGAAGACTTCGTCGGTAAGGCCACCACAATTTTTGAAGCTGCTGTTGTTTCTAAAGTCAACCAGATCCTCGAATCTGTTACTGTTGATTTTGAATCTGAACTCGAAGCTGAGAAAGTACAAATTGTCGAGCAGTTATCCACACAAGTTGACTCATACCTCGAGTATGTTGCAGAAGAGTGGATGAAAGAGAACGAGTTGGCAGTTGAGCAAGGCATCCGTTCTGAGATTGTTGAGAACTTTATGTCTGGTCTGCGTAACCTGTTCACTGAAAACTATATCGACATTCCAGAAGAGAAAGTTGACCTTGTTGATGAGCTTGCCTCTAAGGTTACTGAACTCGAATCTTCAATTAATGAAGAGATGGAAAGAAACATCGAACTCCGTAAAGAGCTGGTCGAGTCAAAGCGTGCTGCGATTCTTTCTGGTGCTTGTGGGGATATCACTGAGTCTCAGGCTGTTAAGCTGAGTTCTTTGTCTGAGGGCGTTGAGTTCGAAGACGAAAGTTCTTTTGCTGCCAAGCTTGAAACACTCAAAGAGAACTATTTCCCCAAGGAAGAAGTAATTTCCGAGGAAGTAATTGTCGATGACGAACCTCTTGAGTTGACTGAAGAGGCGGCGCCAACTGATCCTGGTATGGCGGCATACTTGAATGCCATTTCAAAAAGCATTAAAAAGTAACATTTTATAAATAAACTGTAAGTAAAAAGGTCTTTAGAAAGGAGAACCTATAATGTTTCAAACTGACGAACTACAAAAGAAGTGGCAACCTGTCTTAGAGCATGCTGATCTGCCTCAGATCGCTGACGCTCACAAGCGTGCAACCGTCGCCACATTACTCGAAAACCAAGAACGTTCAGCACGTGAGCAAGGCGCTCAAAGTGGTGGCGCTTTCGCTCCAACTCTGTTGGGTGAAGCTGCTCCTACTAACGTAGCTGGTGGTGTTGACAATTTTGATCCCGTACTGATCAGCCTTGTTCGCCGTTCCATGCCAAACCTGATCGCCTATGATATCTGTGGTGTACAGCCTATGACTGGACCAACTGGTCTGATCTTCGCTATGCGTTCACGTTACACTGGCCAGGCTGGTTCTGAAGCTATGTTTGATGAAGCTGATGCTTCTTTCTCACGCAGCTATGCTGGTAACACTGCATCTCAGTTGGCTGCTAACGCATCTGCTGGTGCTGCTCAAACTGGTACTGATCCAAGCGATCGTTCTGCTTCCGCAACTGGTGGTGGCTATAACGTTCATACTGGTATGACTACTGCACAAGCTGAAGCACTCGGCGGCGTTGCTGGCGATCACTTCAACGAAATGGCGTTCAGCATCGAGAAAGTTGCTGTTACTGCTGTTAGCCGTGCTCTGAAAGCTGAGTACACTATGGAACTGGCTCAAGACCTGAAAGCAATCCACGGTCTGGACGCTGAAACCGAGCTGAGCAACATCCTGTCTTCAGAAATTCTTTCTGAAATCAACCGTGAAGTTGTTCGTACTATCAACTACTCTGCTGTTGCTGGTGCTACCAAGAATGTAACAACTCCTGGTACTTTCGATCTGGACACCGACTCTAACGGTCGTTGGTCTGTTGAGAAGTTCAAAGGTCTTATGTTCCAAATCGAGCGCGATGCCAACGAAATTGGTAAAGCAACTCGTCGTGGTAAGGGTAATGTTATGATCACTTCTTCTGACGTTGCTTCTGCACTTCAGATGGCTGGTGTTCTGGACTATACTCCTGCTCTTAGCAACAACCTGCAAGTAGACGATACCGGTAACACTTTTGCTGGTGTTCTGAACGGTCGCATCAAAGTGTATATTGATCCATACTTCTCTGACGCTGCTAACAACTACTACACAATTGGCTACAAGGGTTCTAGCTCCTTTGATGCTGGCTTGTTCTACTGCCCATATGTTCCATTACAAATGGTTCGTGCGGTTGGTGAGCAGACTTTCCAGCCTAAGATCGGATTCAAGACTCGCTACGGCATGGTCGCTAATCCTTTCGCTACTAACGACGGCAACGGTATTGCTGCCCGTCTTGGTACTGGAGATGGCAACAAATATTACCGTCTCGTTAAAGTTGCAAACTTGATGTAATATAAAAAAACTAGATCTGAGTTAATCAGGCGTTTTAAGAGGCTCTTCGGAGCCTCTTTTTTTTTGTTATAAATATAGTATGTAACCAACCAAAGGTAATACGCTAAATGGCACTACAAGCATCACAACCAAACAACAAAAGTTTCCTATCACCTATAGGATTCAGATTCGCGTGTAATCGTTTACCGCATGTGAATTATTTTTGTACATCGGCGACTATTCCCGATATCGCTCTTGGTGAGACATCTTCTGTAGAGAACCCATTTATCAAACTTCCAGTTCCTGGCGATAAGCTCACATTTGGTAGGTTAGACTTAACCTTTCGTGTCGATGAAGATATGAAGAATTTCAGAGAAATATATGACTGGTTAATTTCGCTCGGCTATCCAGATAATTTTAGTCAGCGTGGCGCACTCGGTAGGACTCAATCGTCAGTTGGTGAGGTTTATTCTGACGGCTCTCTTGTAATTACTTCTGCTAATATGAAGCCGAATATTGAGATTAAATTCACCGATATGTATCCTTCCAGTTTGACAGCTTTGGAGTTTGATGTCGAGCAAACAGATGTCGAGTATCTCAAGGCAACAGTATCCTTTGCGTATAGAAAGTATGAATTGACGAGTATTCTGTAAGCATATATAATAGTAATACCGGCGCAGCAACTTGAGCGCATTTTATTAATGATTGGAGTGAATTTGTGAACGTAGAACAGATTGTGAATGAGTGGAACAAAGACTGTAAGATTGACGAAACTGAACTCGGAGCCGAAAGCTCAAAAATCCCCCAAGTACACAACAAGTACATAAAGATCTTTATGGGCGAACGCATTGCCCTGTATAAACTGAAAGCTGAAAGCAAAAAAACCCGTAGAACACTTCTAGAATATTACCTCGGCGAACTCGATCAAGATGAACTCGATCAGCTCGGCCGTCCGCAAT